CTTCTTGTCGAACTGCATGCTGTGCCAGTTCCAGACGCCCGACCCCTCGAATTCAGAGAACAGGATGGAGAAGGCGAAGCGCTCGTAGTCTTCCAGCGGCCCGCACTCGAACAAGCGATCGAACGGAACCCCGTTTTTCACCAGCCAACAATCCCGGCGAAACTCGGGGTTCGTTGCTAGTTTTTTGCTGCGGCCTGCTCGGCGTTAAGCCCTTCCTTGAGTGCTTTGGCCTCAGCTTCAGCCTGGGCAGCCTTATACTTTTCTTCGAAGTGCGCGTTGATGGCGTGCATGCCCTCCTCGCCCAACTCCTGCAGGACGGATTCGATCTGCTTGTTGTTCTGCGGCAGGCCGAACGGGGTGTCGTCGATATAGACGACCATGGCGGCAGGCAGCGCGAAGCCGGACATGTAGGTCTGGTTGCCGGCGATATCACCGCCGACGGCCATCACGATTCGGCCCTGTTCCAGCGGGCCTAGCTTACGCAGCTGAATGGTTCGGCCGCGGCTGTCCTGAATCGTGGTGAACTTTGGTTTTTGGTCAACGTGGATCGGTGCAGCGGATTCGGTAACTTTTACGGTAGCCATGGGGTAGAGCCTCTGGTCAGTGAGTCGTCAAGGAGCATGGCGTGCGGGGTGACGAGTCCCGCGCCCTGCGAGCCGGGCTGCCATGCAAACAGGGTCAAACCTTGAGGCGACGGCGGGCGGTGAAGGACATCGACTGACGGATCGTCTTGTCGCCTTCCTTCTTGCCGGCATCCTCAAACTTCAGGATTACGTGGGTGTAGCGCCAGGTAGTGACACCGCCGCCGACTTCCTGGATGGTTTCGGTGATGGTTGCCGGGTTCTGGTTGACGCCGGCGTAGTAGTCGCTTTCGAACTGCGCCCACCAGTCATCGAGGGTCGAATCGACGCGCTCGGCTTCGAAGGTGCCGGTCCAGCCTTTCGGGATCATCAACTCGTCGGTCAAACCGTTGAGCGGGGTGATCTCGTTGTTGGTGACCTTCGGCTTCGAGTCGAAATTCATGATCTTGGGCAGCCGGATCGGGCCGCTTGGGGTGTTGATGTCGATCGCGACGTCTTTCCCCGTGTTGTATCCACCTTGCATGGCGTTCTCCAAACGAAAAACCCGGCTCTAGGCCGGGCTTGATAGTGGTTTCGTCGCTTACGCGGCGCGGGGGGTGGCGGACGCTACGATCGAGACGGACTGGCCGGCCTCGAGGTTGACGAGGAAGTAGCGGATCACGGACAGGTACTTGACCTGCACGTCAGCCTGCATGTACCCCAGGGCCACACGGGCATCCGGGTTGTTTGCGGCGTCGATCTGCACCGAGAAGGCCGGGCCGCCGTTGACGTCGCCGATCATCCCCTGCTGCACCAGCGCCTGGAGGAAGCTTTCCATGGTCGACTTGGTGGTGCGGCGCACATCCGGGGTCTGCAACTGGCCGATCACACCGCCGAACGAGGCGGCGATGGTCAGCGAGATGAAGTTGGTCATCCGGGTGTAGTTGTCGCCGTTCACCGCCGAGTTGCTGGAGCAGTTCAGGCCGGAGCGGTGGCCGAAGTAGCTGCCGCCCGGGCATGGGTTGGTGATGACGTCCAAGCGCGCGGTGTTGATCGCACCGATTTCGGAAATGCTGTACGGCTGCTGTGCCAGGTTGCGCTGAGTCGACACCGCGTTGGTGATTGGCTTGTTCAGGGCATTCTGGTGAGGCGACAGGGATGCGATCTTGGCGGCGGCGAAGGTGGCCGGAGCGATCATGCGCATCTGACCGTTAACCTGATCCTGCCAGTAGACCCAATCACCCGACATCACCTTCAGCGCGTAGCTGTCACAGCCGGCGGTGGTCAGCGCGGTGGCAACGGTGGTGTAGGAAGCGCCTGCAACACCCTGGGTGACCATGTAGCAGCCTTCGGACAGGCCGTAGGTCAGCATGGTGGGCCACTGGGTGCTGTCGGTGACATCTACCAGGTTGGCGACTTGGGCGCCGGTACCGCGCAGCGAGTACATGCCCTTGCGGGCGGAGCCGATCACACCGTCCACGCCGACCAGAACCGCGTCGGTCAGGGTGGTGTTGCCGGATGTACCAGTGGTGAACGCGACGGTCTGGGTCAGTGCAACCGGTGCCAGCGTGGTCGCGCCTACGGTAGCGACAACCAGCTGCGACGGCCCACGAATACCAGATTGGCCGTTGTTCACCGCGCTGACGATGTTCTGCCACAACGCGAGGCCGGTGCCGGTGATGTTGTCGAACACTTCAGGCGATACACCAGGCAGCGAGATGGTCAGCTTCCAGCTCGATGCAGCCGAACCGGTGGCCAGGGTCGCGCTGAGCGAGTTGCCCAGGGTGCCGGTGTAGAACGCGGTCAGGGTTGCGCCGGTAGCGGCGGCAGTGTCCTTGAGTGTGCTGGTCGCCGCGGTATCGGTGCCGTCAGTCACCCGTACGGCGCGAATGTTAGAGGCGCCGCCTTGGATCGACACGGCAATAGCGGTGCACAGGTCGTACTTGCGCACGGTCTGGGTGCCGAACTTCTGCGATGCGTCACCTGGCGAGCCGATCAGCGTGGCGCTGTTCACCGGCCCCCAGTCAGCAATGCCGACAATGCCCAGGATGTCAGTGGCCACGCCGTTGATGTAGCGCGTCTTCGGTGGAACGATCTGGATGTACAGATCCGGGGCCTGAAGTGCCGCCGTGTTCAAGCTGCCTGCCGGGTAAATGGGCATGGCGTCCTCCTAATGAAAAAGCCGCCTCAGTGGGCGGCTTCTTGTGTGTGGGTTTCGCTTGTTAGGCGTTGGCGACTTTCAGGACCTTGCCGTCGCAGTCACCGGCCAGGACGGCAGCAACTTCAGCGGCATCGGAGATCTCTTGGCCGACTTGGTAGTCAGCGAAGGCAAATTTTACGACCAGCTTGTACGGTGCCGACTTGGTCTTCACGGCCGGAACGTCTGGGGTATCGCTCATGGTGGGCCTCAAGGGTTTCGAATGATTTCAGGAAGCCCGGTCTGGGCGTTGTCGATTTCCAGCACCGGCGCAATGGCCTCGGCCGCTTGCATCGTTTGCGTTGTTGCGTAATCGATGATGTAGAACAGGTCGACCCGGTAGAGGTCAGCCTTCTGGAGCTGATCGGTCATCAGCTGGCCGTTGCCGGTGATCACACCGAACGAGCCGTCAATGAACGAGATGTTGTTGTTGTCAGACAGCGCGGAGTCGAGCGGACTTGCCACTGCATCGCGCGCCTGCGGGCTGTTGGCCCATACGGTGATCTGCACTGGCTGCTCCTGGCGCTTCGTCTCCTTGTACGCAGTACCGAAGCCACCGACCCGGGCAAAGACGCCATGAGCGCCTGTGAGCGTGATGACTGGGCCAGCGCTAGAGGCGCCAGGGATCATCGAGGCAAGCGCCGTGGCCGCAGTCGTGAGCGTGTCTGACTGCTGAACGGCATACACGTAGCTGAAGCCGTTCTTATTGATCAGGATGTTCTGCGGCGAGATGGTGCCCGACAGCGTCACAACAGCCCCGACGACCGTCATTACCAGCGTGTGCACCGGCGCCGTCAGTGGAATCCACGTCCGGCCCAGGTATCGGGTGGTTTTGCGGTCCTTGCCGTGCGGGTGGATACTGATGTGAGCCCAGCCGTTGGCAAGATCCGTCTCCAGCTGGTTCGGCACAGGCCAGCCTGGGTAAACCCGCAGCGGGATATCGGCAACGCTTGGCTGCCCAGTGCCGTTCGGGTAGACCACAGCGGCGACCTGGGCGGCGACCTGCTTGAGTACGTCGGTCAGACTCGCCATATCACACCTGCGCCTGCATTGCGGTAATGCGCCAGCCCATATCGGTCAGTTCAGCGCTCGATATCACGTATTTCCGACCTAGTTCGCACCGGATCACGTCGCTGGTGCGCAGGATGATTCCCGGGTAAGCCGGCATGAGGATCGCCCACCATGGCGTTTTCACGTCCAGTGGCAGCTTGACGTCGTTCGTCTCGCCTTTGGTCCCCTGCACAATGCTTGCGGGCCAGCCCTCCATGAGCACAGCCTCGGTTGCCCGGGTGCCGCCAGAGTAGGAGCCAAGGCCAATGCTCTGATCCTGCACGTCGCGGAGAACACTCACGGTGCGATTGGTCTGCACGCAGTAGATCGGCAGCGTGTCCTGCATGGCGGCGATGAAGAACGTCCCCTGCCGGCCAACAAGATAGTCACCGACGACGAACTGGCGCGCATCAAACAGGCCAAGCCACGTAGCCTCGCCGTATTTGTTCGGCGCGCTGTACGTGAACTTGGTAGTGAAAGAGGCAGGCAGCGTCTGCAGTGCGGTTGACGACAGCGGGTTACTGGCGCTTGTGGCGCGAAATTGCTGGTAGTCGAAACCGATACGCTTGGCTGCCTTGCCGTAACCGATGTAAATCTTGGCCTGGAGCTTCGTGCCGTCCATGTCACCCCCTGGCCATGCTGATCCCGCCATTACCCAGCGACGGGCCAGGCGGTACGCCGAGGAAGCCGCACAACTCGCGGCGCCAGATCCGGTACAGGCTCATCCGGTCGGACACCTCGTTCTTGTTGTGTACCCACACGGCGGCCTGGTCTGTGTCCAGGTTCTCGGTGGAGGACAGGACGTCCGTCTCAAGGCCGCCCAGCTTGGCGAGGAACGAAGTCATGGTGACCTCCTCCTCTGGCCGCAGGCTTTCGAGCCGGTGATTCAGCGTCTGCCAAATCATCGGCGCCACCCAGCCCCAGGCGGTGTCGCGCCGGTCATCAAGCGTCACGTCACCCTGCATCGGGTAGCCGGCGTAGCGGCGGGCGTCCGACTTTTGCTGATCAGTAAGCATGCTCGGCCCCTGCTATCGTTGATGGTCGCCGGCTTGGCGGTTACTGCGAATTCTTGCTATCGGCAGTGGATTTTTTGTCCTTGCCGGATGGTTCTTTTTCCACATAGAGCTTGTGGACGCTTTCGTCGAACTGCTCGGCATCGATCACGACGTAGTCGCCTTGATCTTCGCCCCACGGCTGGACCTTCAGTACTTGTTCGCTCATGTGTATCTCCAGGTGAGCCCGAGGCCGAAGCCCCGGGCGCAGTCATTACGCCAACAGCAGCGCGGTGTGTTCCGGCTTGACCATCGCGACCCCCCAGGCCAGTGCGATTTCGTACTGGATCTGACGGTATTGCTTGTACAGCGAGATTTCGAACGACAGGCCACTCACCGGGTCGGTGATGATCATGCGGTCGGAAGCGCTGTCGCCACCTTCTGGCAGTGCTGGGGCGCGGGTGGCGACAGCCAGGGCCGAGCGGGCAAACGCCATGTTGCGAGTGGTTGCGGCAATCACGGTGATCGCGGTAGCGGAAGTGCCGATCGCTTTACGCAGGCCAGGGGCGGCCAGCACGATGGTGCCGCCGTTCGAGACGTCAGTGTCACCGGTCAGTACGACGTACTTGTTGGTGTCGCCGGCGAAAGTGATCACATCACCTGCCAGCACGGTGCCGGTGCCGGCAGAGGCCAGGCCAATCGAGGTAGCACCGACGGCATAACCGGTGGTGTTGGTAGTGGCAGCAGCGCCAGTACCAGCAATCACGGTCTTGACCTGAGCGGATTCGCGGATAGCGAAGCCATGCACGTCGAGCAGCACGCCACGACGCAGCATTGAGGTGTCAGCAGCTTCGTTTGCCTTGGTCAACTGACCAAGGGTGCGCATGCTTGCGCCGGCGGTGGTGTCGAGCACCATCTGCAGGTCGCCCATTGGGGCGCCGTTGTCCGACAGAATTTTGCGCATTTGCGCAGCTTCCGCCAGGTTGGTCGCGAACGGAATAGTACCTGGAGTTCCGTAAGCGCGGGACGACTTCAAGCACAGGTTGGCGATGTCAGATTCGACTTCATTGACCAGAGAACGCATACCCTGAGCAAGTTGGTCTCGCAAGATCACGTTGTACGAGGCGCCGTTGTTATCCAGGCCACGCTTCTCTTCGCCGTTCCAGCGTACCGATGCACGGCGAGATTTGGTGATGGTCATCGACACGGAGCCGATGGTTTGGTCGCCGTCATTCGGCGGGGTTACAGCAGGTACGATATCGCTTAATACTG